ATTCCAAGCCTATAAAAGTCATTCCAATAGGTGAGTATTCATCGCCATTGACTTCACAAAACCAAGTGCCTATGCGTTCTTGGTCATCTGTAAAGACACGGATCATTTTTTACGTACCGCTTCAGCTAGTTTTCTTTTATCTGCAAATACATATTCTTGAGCAACTGATTGAGGAATATGCGCTTTCTTAGCAAACTCAGGGTTATGCGCTGCGGCTTGCATGAAATGTTTTTGTTTTTCGCTTCGACTTGGCATTACAACACTCCTCCAGCTTCAAATACATAATCAGTTGCGTAATATCTGACATCCGCAGCAGAACTGCTAGTCTTAACCCTAAAAGCTCCGTAATGCCCCATTCCTGTAGCCATTTGCCATCTGGCAAAAGGTATAATTTCCGTTGCCCAAGTAACTTGATCCCATTTACTTTGATCCCAAACACCGCTTGATGGCAGTATAGTTACTTGAGGATTGCTGGGGGCTGTACTTTGGTCAAAATCAAGGTTCATTTGATTGGTGATACCAAAAGAGTTGGTATATCCCATTGACACTCTCGCCATCGTCCAACGCTTAATTTGACTGCGTGAGCCAAAAGCACTAAACGCAGGTAATAAATCCGTTACGATAGGTTGACCATTATCTGAATAGGTATCCCACGCTTTACAAACTTTCCCTGTTGAACCAAAATAAATATCTTCATTAGCAAAACACCAACACTGTGCAGGGATATTAGTCCATCTTGCCCAACCGCCTGAAATTGTATTCATAACGTACTGATAACTTTCAGTAGCGTTAATAGGGATATTAACAAGAAGCATATTTTGTGGAGGGTAGAGAAGTATATCCCATCCATAATTGCTTGCGTAAGTAGTAGTATATGCGGCTAATTGATTCTGAATCTTATCAGTTATCATCAAATGCGTACTAACTCGGCTAGACATTAACGCTTTAGATAAAGGAATAAGTCCATCTTTACCTAATAAAAGAACATCACCGCCGTATTTGCATGTGCAGCGTTCGCCTACTGGCGATCCTACTAAATAAACGCCTATTAACGCCCAATCATTAGCGCTAGAAGGGTCTGTTCCTTTATAAACTGCTATCTGACCAGAAGTTGTAATAACGACAAAATAATCGTCCATGCCGTATCCAGCATCTAACGACCAAGTATCTATACGAGCTATTGAACCTCCAAATTCAAAGATAGGCCCAAAATCAAACATCGTTGCTGCACCAGCAATCGCGTCAGTATCTAAATACCAACATTTTAACGATTCCTTTTGAATAAACCAATTACGCCTTTTATGCGTATGAACATCAATTAAACTGGTAGTTGCAATACCTGTAATAGCATAAGGAGTAGATACACCTGTAACTGTGTACCATGTAGTACCGTCATAGATACGCATGGAATCTAAACCATTAACAGCTAGTAAAAATGATCCCCCTGAAGTAGCAAATTGAGCGTGATACCATTTAGCATTAGTTAATCCAGTAACAACTGCCGATCCAACAGCGCCTTGAGAAGTTGCATTATAGATAGCACAAGTTCCTGAATTATTACTGACCGCAAAAAGCTGTTCAGTCCCGTTAGGGGCATCATAATCTAATAATGATTGAACAACGCCAGGTATTCCGGTAGCCCAATCTGAATATCCTTTTCTCGATCTTAGTTCAGTAGGTGTGCAAAACCAATTATCTAATACTACTGCATCAGTAGGTTTCATTTCCGCTAAAGGATCGCGAGAGTTCCAACCGCCAATAGGTGCAGTAACAGTTATTGTTCTCGAAGTTTGGCGTTTGGGTCTTAACATTTATATAGCCTTATTTAACATGAGTCCAAGTCCTACTTTTTTCAATATTTCGTATAGCTGAAGCACTTACGTTATAATCCCTACCGATAGTCGTACAAGATTCATTCGTTTGAAGCCTCAATCTAATAGCAGGTATATCTTTTTCATGCAATTTTGCATCAGGTTGATTTGAGCCTTTCACAGTTACTCTACGCCCTTTTGCAACCATATCCGCTACATTATCAGCTACTGTACCATGCTTTAAATGCTCTGGATTAACACAGTTCGGTTTATCGCATGTGTGCATTATAACCCCTGTCATTTCTATTTCAGGATTATGTTTTTTAAATACTTCTCTATGAATATAAACGTTTTTTCCATCTTTACCTATTCTGCCATACCCATCATGATTTAAACAGCCGGTAAATAGATGACACCCATTTTCATCTATCGTTATATGTTTTTCTACTCTATCCCAAAATGTTTCATGTCTAAAAGGTCTTGCCATTGTCTTGCTCCAAAAAAATTATTGAAGTAAGACTATAACTTAAAAATTTATATTGTGCAACCTTAACTTGTAGTGTTGCCATAACCAGTATCAGGTAGGTTGTTCTGTGTAAGTAGGATATTTGGATAGCGGGGGGCGAGTGATAAAGTATCTGCACCTGATTCAGAAGCTTTCCATTTATCTAATTCACGGGTGTAATCTTGAAGCACCGCTGACGTATCAAACCCTTTAATTTCAAAAAGTTTAAGTTTAGTGCCTAATGTTAAAACACGGTCTGTAAATCGGCTGGTATCCGTATCAGCAGTAAATTTAGATTTATAAGTTCCATTAGCATCAATAACCCATCCATTAGATACATATTCAAACCCTAACACCAATGTAGCAGTTGGCATTGGCCATAAAGTAAACTTATCCCCCATCATGCGGAAACGCATACGAGGGCCAGTTGTTACATAACTAGCTTTAAGCCATTGCCATTCCTGAGCATCTTTAGGGCCGATAATTGACCATCGATTAGATTTATTGTATTGAGTCTTATCCACCATACGAGCGTAATCGCTCGGCATATCATATTTGGCTTGACCAAAAGTGATAGTGATTCCGGTAGCAGTTTCGGTAGATGGGATAGACATTTCAGCAGTTGTAGTACCAACAGAAGTGAGAAAACTGTCTTGTTGAATACCTGTGCCAGTCGCCATAAATTCAGTAGATAAACCTACTACTGAACTTAAATTAGTAATTGTTGTTGATCCTGCCGTTACATCACCTGTATATTGATAATATACCGTTTCAAATCGATATTCTGAAGCCAAAGTCTGCCAATCCCTATCAGTTGATAGGGTATCGCCAGTTCGGTTCATTAGTGCCATTATTTGAAGCACTTGCGGATCAGATGAGGAAGCCACCGCATTAGGGACAACCAACCCTAGTTCTAAACAGACATCTTGAACGTTCGATAAAAGGGTTGCCATATTATGTTCCTATGCTATTGGTACTTCTGGATCAATTTCAGTAGCTTCAGTGCTTTTTCGAGTGCGTTTAGGCTTCTCAATATTCATTGAAGTCATCAAAAGCTTCATTTGTTCTTGAAGTTCTGCTATTTGGTCGTTTTGTTGCTGAATTATAACATCAGCATCAATTTTACCTCTATTTAAAAAAGCTTGCGCTTTTGTTCTTAATTGCATACCACCCATCATTCTAGCAAAAGCTGAATCCGGTGCGCTTGCAACTTGTTCTATAAATCTGAAGCCTTGATAGGCTAATTCATGTCGCAATGATTCGGATATTTCTAACCATTCAACCATTGGCGTTCCTTTTATATCTTTAAGTCCTTTATAAGCGTCCCATTGCCTTGCAAATCTCCGTTTGTGTGAATCTTCAACCATTGTATCAATAGTTAATGATTTATCACCTGGCACTCCGATCCTGATAAAATCTTCTTCTTTACCTTCGTAAATACCTTCATAAAACGATACATCTAAATACGCATCGCCACCTATATCACCTACATAACTAATATCATCTGCCATTTTTAAAGCGTCCCGTTTAGGAGTTAAAATAGGAGGGTTAGTTTTAACCCTCCCTTTATTACATCAGATTATGATACTTGGCCTTGATGGAAAGGTCTGTTGATAACAATCAAACCTAAGCCAGTTGAAGGAGTACCAGTTGTAACGCTGACTTTAGCATTGAGGATTTGCTCACCATTAACAGCAGCATCATCAACAGAGCCAGGAGTTGCAGCCAATGAAAACACATCAGCTCCAGCAGTCATAGCATTTGGAGCTTTAACAGCCGCAACACCAGCTATTTGATACCAACCATATTGGCTGGCAACGTTAGCTGACATAGCAACAGCAACAGGGCCTACACCGCCAGTTGCAGGTGATAAAGCAGTAGTCGCTAAGTAACTATCGTAATCAACCATTGAGCCTACAGCAG